ATAATCTAATGAAAAACACAATGTATAAACCAACAGACTTTTCAAAGTCTAAAGAAGATTGCTTTATGGAATGTGATAAAAACATAATTCATATTGGCGATTTTGTATTAGAAGTTAAGACCTATAAAGAGTATGAGGAGGTGCAAGAATGAAATGCGATTTATGTAATGGTGCTGGGTGGATAGATACATTCAACACAAAAAAAGAAGTGCAAGAAATACAGAAATGTGATGATTGCAATATTTATAAAACTGATAAAGAAGCAAAGGAGCAAACACAATGAGTAACTATTCAATAAATCTTAATGCTATTTCATGGGGTGCGACAAGTGAAATATATAAGTTAGATAAAAAGTTTGTTGGCACAGAAGATTATATGGGCGTTGCTTACTTTTGGAGTCATGAATACAAACATACTTTGAGAGATGTAACCATAAGCCAAAGGAGAAGGATTCATAAAAAAGCTTTAAATCTTGGTTTAGACTTTACAGAAGTGGGTGCTAGTCAATGGGAACTAATGAGCAAGGTTTTAAAAATACCAGTAGAAAAAATGATAGATAAGAAATATTATCAAGCGTTAAAACAAAATAAAGTACCTAAAGATTATTTTAAGGCTCTACAGTGGAGGGAAAAAGTATTCTATAAGTAATTTGCAGTAAAGGTAAATTTGCCTTAATGGTAAATTTGCCTTTATCTTCTTTTTAAATGCCTTGCAAATTGTTTATTAATCTCTCTATGTAAGGTACTCTTTATAACCTTTTCTCCAACTCTAAAGAAATCAATAAACTTTCTATGTTTAATAAATGGAGTAAAGGCAACAAGAAGTTTAAGGCCTTCTCTACCCTTCCTACCTTGCCTTTCCCAAATACCATAAGTTTTAGAGCCTTTGCCTTTTGGCACGCCTTGAAAACGTGAGCCTTTTCTTTGTGACTCGGCTGTTTTATCAATCCTAGATAATAAACCACCTTTAGAAGATAGTTTCATGATATTACCAAATTTGCCTTCTTTTCCTTTTGCATCTTTTGTTGGAGAGGGATAACCCTGTCTTCTTGCAGGCTCACTCTCTCCTGAATAAATGTAGTGTAAATATTTGGCCGCCCAATCTTTGACTCTAACAGTCATAGCTAACTTATTGCTCTTTGGTTTGGCAAATTGAGATATAACAACACTCTTAACTGTTTGTGGTCTAGGTTTATCTAACTTGTCGTGTAGGTGCGATCTTTCAGCATTAACAACTCTTTCTCCTGTGTAATTCATGGCTCTAGCCATAATTTTATTAAAGTCTTTTTTATTTAAGTCTTTATCTAATTGCTTTCTAATATCTTTTAAGTTGTCTTTTACTGTGATTCGCATATTAAATTTGCCTTAATTATAAATTTGCCCAATGGCTTTTATTTTCAAACTTTAATCCATTCTCGTTAGCCACCTTTAGAATTGTCGATTTGCTTTTACCTAAAGATACAGAAACTTGATTTAGCGATTTGCCTTTATCAATTTGCCTTTTGAGTTGCGAAATATCAATTTGCTTTTTATCAGCCATTAAAGATTCTCATAATGTTCTATCAACTTATTAATATACCATTTTGCCTTTTCTAAATCTTGGATATTTGCATTTTTGTCTTTATGCCTGTGAATGTACTTGATAGCTGAACCTTCTAGGTAGCTGGGAAACTCTGAGCCTAGTTGTTGCTTTATGTATTCAATACATTCAAATTTGCCTTGATTGTAATGGCTCGGTCTATTCACAGGGTCGTGATTTGCCTTTGTGATTTGCCTTACACTATCCCATTCTTGCGGTGTTATATTGTCTATACTCATTTTTTTACTCCTTTTAAATAATAAATTTGCCTTTCTTTGAAAAGACCACTCTAAAAACTTATCTAACATTTCTTCTCACTATTTCATTTTTGCATTTTTGTATGATCTTTTTCTTTGCACTTGATGATTCAATGTAGTCATTGAGTTCTTGAATTGTCATACTTTTTAAATAGTAATGCTCTGTAACAAATTTGCCTGTAGCCTTGTCTCTAATCTTTGAGCTTGGCTTTAGTTTTATCGGCATCCTTTTTCTCCTTTTTCTTTTTGTTAAAGATTCTATCCCAATTTGCATCTATCTTCTTTTTATCTTCCTTCCTTCTTTTACTGCCCTTACCACCATGCCAGCTAGACATGATTAATCCTCTTACAATCTTCGGGATTTATTCTAAAAACAGGCTCAACATCTTGAGAGTCTCTTGTTGTCATAGTTCTACCACCATATTCAAATTTATACTTTTTATTAAAGTCCCAAACATGATAACAAATAATATCATTGCAATTAAATATAAGTATAAATTTGCATCCTGATGTTTCATGTAAAATCTTAGCTGCTTCAATCTTCTTGTATGAAATCATAAAAGTGTATTTGCCAAAGTTGTGATTAAACCTTTTTACTTCACACCACATATATTCATCTTCTCTTTTAATTAAATAATCTAACTTCCATTTCTTAGGTTCTAACTTTATAAATTTGCAGCTCCAAAGACCTTCGAAAACAGTTGCTATATAGGATTCATTATTTAAGTCTTCTTTAGTTTCGTATTGTGTTCTAGGCATGATCTATTCTTTTAAAATTAACTGACTTATCTAACTTAGATAGAATTTGCTTTGCTTTCATAAAATCTTTTGGAATACATCTCAATAACTCTTCGATACTAAATATCATTATATCTTTTTCATCTTTGTGAATTTTTACAAGAATAGGCTTCTCTTCATCTGTATCACAAATTAGTGCTGTCTTCTTGTCAAAGTTAAAACATCTAGTGCTTGGTTGTATTCTTGTATAACCTGATTCCTCACATTTCCTATTTAGAGCATCAAAAGCTCTAAACATCATTTCTACCATTTGCATCTTTTTTCTTGGCGAATCATCTTGTAAAGAATCTTTTAACATTTGCTCTCCTCTACAAAACTTAATCTCAAACTTCACCCCGACCATTTTAAAGATTCTTCTCCTACTACCCCACCTTTCATAAGTTTCAAGCTCAAAAGCTCTTAACTCTTTTAATTTGCCTTCTAATGCTTTATCTAAATAAGATTTCATAATTTAACACCTAAAGTGGGCAATCATAATTTGGGTGCTTGGGTGTTCCTAAAGGAACACACCCCACCCCACCCAAACTATTTAATGATTTACACCCAAGTTCACCCAAAAATACCCGAGCTACACCCAAACTAACACCCAAACTATTTATCATAATCTGACTCTGTTTTACTGTAATCTATATGCTGATATCCTTTATGTGGAGTATGTTTTACTAATTTTCTATTAACCAATTCTTTTAATCTGTCATTTATAGCATCTTTTTTCATAACAGCTTCACCATCCATAATCCTACCAAAAAGAGTTGATGGCATATAAAGTACATCTTGAGGATTTTCAGGATTATCTATCTTTGGCAATTCTTTTAACGCATCTAAAACTGGCTTTTGTTTAGCAGAAACAACATTATCAGTATTCTTTATAGGCATATCCTCTTCCTCAACCTTAACAAGTACAGCAGATTTTTTATCACCTTTCTTACCTAGATTCTTAATTGTGTCCATTCTAAAGTTCATAGATGGCATGTTCATATCCTCTTTATTAAGAGTCTGACTCATCTTCACATACATAACTTTCTCTTCAAGACCTAAAGCACCATCATAGTTATCCCTATCATCCCTCTCTATAAAGAACTCAGAGTCTACAGAAGCAGGTAATACACTAGAACCCCTACCCCTTCTTACACCATTAGATTTGCTTCCAGCGTGTCCTGTGTGGTGTATAAGCATAATACAAGCACCAGTCTCAAACTTTAATCTATCTATTCTTTGTATAAAAAGGTTCATATCAGAAGTACTGTTTTCATCACCTGAACCAAAGTTTCTTTGCAGAGTATCAATAACTATTAAACCTAATTTGCCAAATTCCTTTTTAGCTTGATGTGCTTTAGCTAATACATCCTCGTAATCTTCATCATCTAATATTCTTGCAGGTCTATTACTTACTTTAAAATTCTTACCTCGAAGTGGCTTTTCAAAATGCTTCTCCCATGCAAGTATTCTTTTAAATATAGATTTTTCACCTTCTCCACAAAAATATAAGACTCCTGACTCTTCAGTAGAATAACCATACCATTCAGCACCAGTAGCAATAGAAAGCATCATAGATATGCCGACAAAGCTCTTACCAGCTTTAGGTTCAGCGTAAATAGATACTACAGTCTCTTTTTCTGCAATCTTATCAATCAGCCACTCAGGCGGTCTATCGTTAGCTTCCATCTCATCATAAGACAAGAACTCAAACTCATTACCGCCTAGATAGGCTTTATTATCTAAAGAGTATGCTTCTAACTCATTTGAATCTTTAAAGTAACCTGTAGCAAAAGCATCCCAAAGATCATCCTTTTCTGCAAAGTCTTCAGGCGGTGTTATTACACTAACAATACAACCTTTTTTCTTTAGATATTTATGCATTGATTCAGCACACTTTTTACCAGCTTCATCATTATCAGGCCATATCCAAACCTCTCTCCCATAGATAGGTGTCCAGTCAGCTTTCTCCCAACTATTAACCCCACCATGCCAAGTACATACATCACCATCATAAATAGCTTCTGCACCCCTCATAGCCTTCTCACCCTCGTTAATGATGATTGGTTTGTCCCCTGCTTTATCTGTAAAGTAAATTGGCAATTTGCCTTCAGGTCTTTTTAATGACCAAGTGCCATCAGGATTCATACTAAAAGGTGCATACTTTTGTTTTATAGGATGTCCATCAGGAAACCTCATCACCCAAAAATTAGTAGAATACTGCACTTTTACTATTGCTTGAGAATAAAGTTCCCTCATTTGGACTTTATTAAAAGACCTTGCATTACCCTTGTTAGTGTTGTTTTGGGGGAGTCCACTAACGCTGAGTAAGGAGTCAGAGGGCAATGCTTGGTCGTAACCGAAACTTTTTAAAATGGTGGCTACATCTTGATTGCGATATTTAATTAAATCTATGATTCCGCCACCAACTTGATTTTCAAAGTCATACCATGTGCCTTCGGTCAAGTTAAGAGTCATAGAGCCATGAGTACCCCACCGAAGTTCTTTCGATGTGGTACTGCTTGGTTCACCTAGAAGCTGTTTTGCAACTTCAGGTGCTATTCTCTGCCAATCTACGTTTGACATCTAAAATGGTATATCGTCATCGCTAAGTTCAGTCTTAGCTACCATTTCAGCTACTTTATCTGCCAGTCCCTCGTTAGGAGAAACAAAGCCATCATCGTTATCAACTGGTGCATCAGGGTCAATATACCAATCAGGTACGTTAAAACCTCTATCACCCCATTTAGCAAATTCAAAAGATAACTCGGATGAACTACCCATACCTACTTGAATATGCTTAGAGCCTTTATATTCCACAACTGGCAATTTGCCTGCATGATTTGCCCTATCTTCCCAAAATAGTCCTAATATATTATTAAAAGCACTAGATTCAGCAAAAGAAAAACTTTGCCATAAATAAGGATGCTCTGCACCATGCGGCATTACCCATGCTGAAAAAGCTCTACGCCAATCATCAGCAGGTTTAGGGTCTACAACAGTAAATTTGTTATCCCATTTATATTCAAAGCCATCTGATTTAGTGTATCTACCCCAACCCGACTTAAATGTATCTGTGTCAAGTTGTAGGTAAGTTACATTTACCTCAGTCTCTCCATTAGCAAAAAACTTCTGATCTCTTGTTTTAAATCCTAAGTAGATTTGCTGTTTATTTTCGGTATTACTCATACCTCCCAAAATATCCATATACTATACTCCTATGGTTAATGTATCGTTAAGTTCTCGATACTGTTTATATAATCAGTTTCAAGTTGGGTATAACACCTTTCCTTAAAACCCTCATAATCCTCATCGTTGATTATTCCTAAGAACTCACAAGCGGTTTGGATTTTATTGTAGGAAAGCCTACAAAACTCTTCAAAGTCTTCCTCAAACAAATAACTATTTAAGTCCATTTGCCTTTTGTACGACTTCATCTAACCTCTCACAAACTTCTGATAGTGGACACATATAGTATTGTTGCCAATTCTTTTTATACCCACTCTCCATTAGATATAGAGGTATAACGCACATAATCTTACGCCTATCATATTTATAAATTAAAACTGGTATTAAATTATCGTTAGCACTCTCAACTGCTTGATTCCACCATTCATTCTTAAATACATCGCTTCTACCAGTACCCTTGTATCTTTTACATTCTATTGCCAAGTTGCCCCAATAAATATCAGCCATACCTTTGGTTTGATATTGATCTAGGTTTCTTTTAACAGTATCAGTACTACCTTTAGATTCAAGATAGGTATTAATCTTTTTACATATCTCTCTTTCAAAAGCAGCACCTTTATTTCTACTGTTAATTGGCATCTATAATAATCTCCTTCTTACCTGTGTCGTGGTATGTGATAGTTAAAGTGTTACCTTGTTTGACTTCGGTATATCCAGCACCGTTGTTCACATGGATATACCACTCATCTTTTTCTTTATTTAGTTTCAATCTCTGCATTTCAACAACGTCACTATACTGTGTCATTGTCTTTCTCTGCTTCATAAGAAACCATGCCAAGTTTAATTAGCATTTGCGTTGCTTGCTCTATTGTTAGATTGTTTTGAATTGCAAAGATTTTTATATCTTTATGTAACTCCTCACCAATCCATAATGCTTTCTTAGTGCTATTATCCATTTCGACTCTCCATATTTATATTAAAATTAATTTCATAATAAAGCAAAGACTTTATTACATCTTTCTCCAAAAACCTTATACTGTTGTTAAGGGCAAAGGATAAACTCTCCATACTATACTCTAATACTCTCATTATCTATTTGCCCTTACTTACAACACCAAGTCCACAACATTAGCACTATTATAAATACTCAAAGTCTTACCCTTCTTGTATTCTTTATAGTCCTCTAAGTATGCTTCCATGATTGACCAACCAAAGTCCATTTGCTCTTTAGTCATTCTAAATACTTTAGATGCATAAGGATAAGTTTTTTCTTGAGCAACAAACATAAAGTCAGTAACCTCATATCCAGCCGCTTCCATGCCACGCCTATAATAAGATGCTTGCAGATCATACCTAAACTTCTTAACTGACTTAGCGAAGGTGTAAGGCTCAACTGATTGAGTGGTCTTATAGTCCACTATAACTATCTTATCTTTTGAATCTGTATTATCTAAAGGCGGGCATATCAAATCAGGCCTACACTTGCACAACACATCGTCTTCATACCAATAAAAACTACTCTCAGCCACTTTACCTTTAGCATCAAGATAAGCATTACCTTCATAGATCATCTTTTCTTTCATGCCTTGTATAAGTTCTACATCAGCTTCTTTAAGTACAGTAAGACCTCTCTTCTCGTACTCTTCCTTGAGTTCTTTATTTGCCTTAGTGTAAGGAGAACCAGTAATCACAACCACTTCTTTATCAAAGGCTTCCTGACCTTCTACAAGCAATGAATGAGCAGCAGTTCCAAACCGCATAGCTGGTGTTGTTTCTTGTTGATGTTCTAGTGCATGTAGCTGTG